GACCTGCTCGGATATATTTACACAGATTTGCAAGCTTGCGGGTGTTCCGTATAAGGTGTTGAACGGCAGTTTGTATAAGCTGCCGCCGCATACAACCAGCGATAAAAGCCGTTATCGTGTAATTGCGGATGCGATTGAAATGACGGAGAATAATTCGGGGAAAAAATTTATGATCCGCGATAATTTCGGGACAGTGGAAATGTGTTTGACAGGTACGCTCGACAGCGGATTTTTTATAGGTGACAGTGTGAATTTGCTTGAGTACCGCTATGAAAAAAATATAGATGCCGATACATATAACCGTGTGAAAATCGTTAAAAAGGATTGCGAATTTGTGACAGATAACACAGATAAGCAGCGTGAATGGGGTGTGCTGCAATATTATGAGCGAGGGGATAAGGAAAGCAATGCGGCGCAGCTTCAAGCTCTTGCAAAATCGATATTGAAGGAGCGTTGCAAAGAGCAGATAAAGCTGAATGTACGGTGTCTTGGGGATTTCAAGGTTTTTGCAGGAGCTTGTGTGACAGTCGGAATCGATGAGTTAAAGGATGAGTTAAGGGGTCAATTAAGAGGTGAATTTAAAGGAGTTGTTACGGAATGTGAGCATGAGATAAGTGAAAATACGCATTTTATGGAGCTTGAATTGTTAATCTAAAATTATATTATATAGGAGGATTTTTATGGAACGTAAATTTTTGGAAGGCTTGGGGATTGAAAAACCTATGATTGAGCAAATTATGGCGGAGCACGGAAAGAGCGTGCAGGCGGTTAACGGACGATTGGATATACTAAAAGCGGAGCAAGACGGTAAATATAAAAGTACAGTGCAGGGTTGTATAAACAATCTGCTGCGCAGTTACTTAAAGGGGAAGGTGCATGATGTTGATGTGGCTGTTTCGTTAATTGATACGGAAATCGACGGCGAAAACGAAGATGAGCTTGCCGACTTTGGCAGTCGGATTGAAAAGTTAGAGTTTGATAAACCTTTTTTGTTTATCAAGCAGGAAGAAAAAGCAGGTGTCAGTATCGTCGGAGTCAAACCCTTTGAGAGTGAGAGAGGGCAGGGCGGCAAACCTGTGAACGTATCGCTGGCACAAGCTGTTGAAGCGGCTTATTCTAATAAATAAAAAAATAAAATGATGAAAGAGGATATATTATAATTATGACATTACAGGAATTTTTATTGGCGAATCCGGTGGATAAATTGAAGAAAGATGTGGTTATAGAGCTTGAGCGCGGCGAGGAAAGAATGGATGCTGTTTTTACAATATGCGCTGTGAGTGAGAAGCAATTAAACGAGTTCAAAAGAATAAAAGGTGATGACTTCAGCATGGATGAAACGATGGTTATCAACTGTGTGCTTGAGCCGAACTTTAAATCGGGTGAAAATATACGAAAAGCGGGATGTGCCACGGCAGAGCAATACCTCAGAAAGACTTTGAAACGAGGAGAATACAGGGTTTTAGCGGAAGAGATAATTCGATTTTCCGGGTTTGGTGCGGGAGTCAAGGATTTGAAACAACAGGCAAAAAACTCCTAAAGGAAGACGGCGAAACCCAATATGCGTATTTTGCGCTGATGAAGCTGAATATGACGCCGGGGACGTTCGCTGCTCTTCCTTTACGCGAGCGGGTGCTTATTATGCAGATGATTGATATGTATTTGAAGAAGCAGAAATGAATTTGAGGAAATTAGGATTGCTTTGTATTTAATGCAATGATATCAATGATATACAAAACAAAAACCCGATTATTCGGGTTTTTGTTTTGCGTTCGTGGGCGTTGCCACGTTAAAAAAACGAAATTGGCAGGAAAAATGAAGTTTTTCCTGCTGGAGATTGAGAAATTAGCAGAAAAACAATTTTAAAAAGAAAGAGGATAATAAATAATATGATTACATTACTTGATGTAAAAACAAATACGCTTGACGCTTTGCAGTCGGGTGTTATAGACGAGTTTGCCAAGTCGAACTATATTTTGCAGAATATGCCTTTTGACGATGCTGTCAGCCCTGTCGGGGGCGGCGGTACGTGGACATATTCATATACGAGGCTTATATCACAGCCCACGGCTTCTTTCCGTGCGGTTAACAACGACTATACTGCGGAGGAAGTCAAAAAGGAAAGACACAGCGTCGATTTGAAAATATTCGGCGGTTCATTTAAAATAGACCGTGCGCTTGCTAAAACCGGAGGTATTATTTCCGAAGTGCAATTGCAATCCTCGCAGAAGGTTAAAGCGGCGCAGGCATTGTTCAACGAAACACTTATCAACGGCGATGTTGACAGCGATGCCAACAGCTTTGACGGTTTGGACAAGGCTCTTAAAGGGAGTGCAACCGAATTTAATGCTGCGGGAGCGGTAATAGATCTTTCGACACACAGTGCTGTAAAGTCGAACTACGGCACATTTTTAATGCAGTTGGACGAATTTCTTGCGAAGCTTGACGGCACACCGTCGGCATTGCTGATGAACGCTTCATTAAAAGCAAGAATCATCGCATGTGCAAGGGAATACGGGCTTTACGGCGAAAGTAAGGATGCTTTCGGTTCGCAAATATTTACATACAACGGCGTGCCGTTGGTCGATATGGGAGCTAAGATGGGTTCGGAGACGCCGGTGGTTGAAACGGCGACGAATCTTACTTCGTTATATGCAGTCAGATTCGGTACGGATGGGTTACACGGCGTCACTTTGCCGTCGGGCTCGCCGATAGAAATACGTTTACCCGATTTTACAAGGGCGGAAGCGGTACAGCAGGGAGCTGTGGAAATGATTGCGTCTGTTGCGTTGAAAGCAACAAAAGCCGCAGGAGTATTTAGGAAAATTAAGGTGTAAATAGCGAAAGGACGGCCATGAAAATGAATGACATAACTATTGTGCGGGAAATGCTGACGGTTGTTATTAAGGATGCGGAGGCGGAATTGCTTGAAGCTTGTATCAGGCACGCAGAGGTTTATATATGTAATTATATAAATGCGGAGGAAATTGACAGCGGGCTTTTGTATACATGGGTTGAGCTTGCTGCTTATTTTTATAAAGAGAGCGGCATGAACAAAGATATGGATGGCGGTAATGTTGAAAGCTTGCGTTTAGGTGATATGACCATCCGATGCGGATTTTCCGCCGATGACAGAATAAAGGAACGCATTCACGGACAGTTGAAGCTATTCAGAAAAAGTAATATGTAAAAACACCGTTTTTACTGCGGAAGAATTTAGAGAAAACAAAAGAAAGGTTGGTTATACATATGCTGTATACACATATTAAGGATGTTGTTGAAAAGCATTTTACTGATTCCTGCGATGTTTACCGCTCTTTTGATGCAATTGATACGGACGGAACGGTTAATAATCTCAGCTCGGATATTCCTACATATGCGGCGGTTCCCTGCCGAATGAGCTTTAAAAGCTCGGATACGGCGATTAGCGGTAATGCAATGTATGAAAATGAAGCGTTGACGCTGGTTGTGTATTGTTCAGTTGAGGTTGATTTATTAAAGGGTGACCGAATGGTGGTTACACGGGATGTGGACGGTTCGGTTGTAACATATGAAGGTATTGTAGGGCGTCCGGATATCTTTCAATGTTATCAGAGAGTGATTTTTGAAAGCGGACGTAAGGATTATACAAGGAGAAGGATTTTTGAAAGGTAAAAGTAATTATTTTATCTTTCAAAACAGTAAGATGTAAATGATTTTATTTGCGGTGAGATTCATCGTTTATTAGATTTTGAGGTGAAAATTTATGGCTCTTATTATTGAGGGGGAGTTGGTTAAATCTGCTCTTGCCCGAGCGATTCTCGGGGTTTTTAAAGGAGCAAGGATTTATAAGGAACGGCAGGTGCAGAATTTTATCCGCCCCTGCTTTTTTATTGCTGAACTTAAAGCCTCTGATACTAAAAAGCTGGGAAGCAGTAAGCACAGAGAATACAGCATGGTTGTCCGTTATATACCCGAGAAGGACAACCAAAATAATTACCGCGATTGCAACGCAATAGGGTCTGCGTTGAGCGAAGTGACAGAAATTATATGCTGTTCAAATGAAGATGGAGATAAGTGTTATCTTCGAGGAAAAAATATCCGCTATACGGTTGAAGACGATACATTGAATGTATTTTGCGAGTACGGAATCAACATGAAAAAGGTGGAGGACCCCAATGCGAAGATGATGGCACTTGAAGTTGAAAATATAACATAAAAATATAAAAATTATTAGGAGGAAGAAAAATGGCAGGAGGAACATTTTCCGGTTATAACAAGGTAAGACCGGGTGCATATTTGAACTTTGTCGCTGCGGCGAAAAGCTCGCTCAGCGTAGGGGAGAGAGGGGTTGTTACGATTCCTTTGGCTCTCAGTTGGGGTGAACAGGGTGAAATTATATCAGTGACGGGTGAGGATTTACTCAGCGGAAAGTCCTATGCGAAAATAGGGATGACGTTTTCAGACCCGGAGGCACAGGTATTGAGAGAGGCGCTTAAAAATGCGCACACTGTTTTAACGGGCAGGGTTGATAAAGGCGGAAGCAAGGCGTCTGCCGAGGTTTGCGAGGATATTACGGCAACCGCTTTATATAACGGTGTGTTCGGAAACCGTTTGACCGTGGCTGTCAATGCAATCAGAAGCAATTTCGAAATTGTGACGGCGTTGGACGGTAGAGCGGTTGACATTCAAAGTGTGGGTGTTCTTGAGGATTTCACGGAAAAGGGTTGGATTGCTTTAAGCGGAAGCGGAGAGCTTGCGGTTAATGCGGGTATACCGCTTACAGGCGGAGTTGACGGAACAGTGAGCGATGCCGATTACAGCGATTATATGGGCAAGGTTAAGGGTTATAAGTGGAATGTTATGGCTTTGACTGTGGAATCGCAGACGTTGCAGGAGTTGGTTAAGAGCTTTATAAAGGAAATGCGCGAGCGCACAGGCAGGAAAGTGCAGGCGGTTCTGTACGATTTTGATGGAGATTACGAGGGTATTATAAACTCAATTTGCGGATATAAGACACCGTATGAAACCGTTAGCCCACTTTGCTTTACGGCATATGTGGCAGGTGCGACGGCGGGTGCAAACGTGAACAAGTCAAACACTTATCATGTGGTGGCAAACGCAAAGTCGATTATTGATGAAATAACCGACCATGCGGAGATAGAAACGGCGCTTAAAACAGGTAAGCTTATACTTTCGCACCGCAGTGACGGCGCTGTTATCATCGAAAAGGATATAAATTCGCTGACATCAATCGGCGGCGATAAGTCCTACGATTTTACCAAAAACCGCGTCATAAGGACATTGGACGACATTGCAAATCAAATTTCGTCTGTTTTTGAGATGAAATATATCGGAAAGGTCGACAATACACCGACAGGGCGGTCGGTTTTTAAAGCGGAGATTATCAGCTTTTTGAATCAGTTGCAAAGCATGAATGCGATAAGCGATTTTGACGGTCCGAACGATGTGACTGTAAGCGAAGGTCCTGATATAGAATCAATCGTTGTAGGGTTGTCCATAAAAGCTGCGGAC